CTCGTGAAGGAGCGCCTGGTGGTGGTCACCCAGAACGAGGCCTTTGCGCCGATTTATGTGAAACGTGCCGATGGTGCAGCCGGAATCGACTGAAGCCTTCAAGCTGGTGCTGGAAACTGCCCTGCTGGCGGCGCCTGCGCCCCTGTCGGTGAGCGAACTGCGCCGGCTCTTCGACGAAGAGCCCGGCCCCGACTTCATCCGGTGGCTGCTGGGCGAGCTGGCCGAAGACTGGCAGGGCAGGGGCGTCGAGCTGATCCAGACGGCCGGTGGCTGGCGTTTCCAGACGCGCCCCGAGTACCAGGTCTATCTCGATCGCCTGAAGGAAGAGCGGCCGCCCAAGTATTCCCGCGCGGTGCTCGAGACCCTGGCGATCATCGCCTACCGGCAGCCGGTGACGCGCGGTGACATCGAGGACATCCGTGGCGTGGTGGTCTCGACCAATGTATTGAAGACCCTCGAGTCGCGAGGGTGGGTGGATGTGGTCGGTCATCGGGATACTCCCGGTCGGCCGGGCCTGTATGCCACGACCCGAAAATTCCTGGAGGACCTCGGCTTGCGAAGCCTGACCGAGCTGCCTCCGCTGACTGAAATCGAAAGGATCATGGATCTTGTAGAGATCCCCGGCTCTGTTTCAGAAAACTCAGAAAAAACAGTGAATTAGATTTCGTTTCGATCTTCTGCTGGGTCGAATTTTTCGCCTGTGTACCCGCCGTGTACGCTTTTTCCCTTGATTCAGCGGGATGTGTCGTTTATCTTTCAGTGGCGAGTCTTCATTCGGTCAGGCGGCCGAATAGGGAAGGGCGGTTGAGTTTCAGCTCAACCGCCCTTTCTCTTTTCAGGTTTCGGACTCCGGTTTCCAGCGAGGTGGCACCGCGCCCGGGTGGATGGGCTGTGACGTGCGGGGCGTCGTCACGGGGCGCCCAGCTGCCGTCTTCTGCAGCTTGGGGGTAGCCGGGCTTTCACGGGCTTCGTCGCCCGGCTTTGGCTGCCGCCGCGCTTCCTCGAAAAGCTCATTGACGATCTGCTCTGCCATCCATTGAAGCAATGCTGTACGGGCGCTCTCCAGTTCTTCGGCTCGTTCCTTCGAGAGGCGCGGGGCTGTGTCCTCGCTTGGCGGTGGTGGTTCGTCATCGTTGGTCATGGGTCTTCCCTTCAAGTTGTGAGCGGCTGCCTTGCTGGCATGTTCCCGCGTCGTTCGGTGTGCTCCGGTGAAGGCGCAGCCAGTACGCATCCCAGCTTTCACCGGGACGTGGCGGGGCTTGCGGATCGATTTGCGGTTGTCGGTTCCCTCGTTGCCGGGTGGCCGGCAGGGCGTTCATCCAGATCCCGGGATGGTTTCCGGCCCCCTGCAGGATAGAGCGGAGGAGTCCGGTGTTCAGCGGCTGGGTGCTGCCGGCCCGTTGGCGTAATCGGCGGGCGCGCTGGATGGCCTCCTCGAGGTGCTCCGGTGAGTTCGCCAGTGCGGCAAGGTGGTCGATGGCCGAAGCTGCGCTGTCGGGCTGGATGCCGACCGCGGCGAGTTTATCCACAAGCCAGCCCGGTACACGTTCACAAACATGATTCTTGATGTGTGCCCGGTTCGGCTGCCGGAAGGCGGCGAACTGCATGCCCGGTATAGGCCTGTAAGCCGCTCTCCGCTTGGTTTCAGAGCCGCCCTGTTCTGTGGATGAACGCATGCCCGCACCGTGCCCGGTTTGAATCGGGCGCGCGGAAGCGAAGGCGGCCATGGGAAGGTTGAATGCCAGCCGTGTGCCGCTGAGCCGGCGCAGCAAGCCGGTTCGCTCCAGGCGGTCGATGGCGCCCCGGATACTCTTCTCGGTGGGTTTCTCGATCTGCAGGCCCGCGCCCCGCGGGGTGTGGGTTTCGCAGTAGGCGGCGAGCATGGCAAGGCTGATTGGGCGTTGCCGCCCGGTGATGCCGGTGCGGTAGTCCATCCACCACCGCAGCAGCACGTAGGCCTGAAAGGCGAGGGGGCCCGCACCGATCAGGGTTTCCAGCTCGGTGCGCTTGAACGTGATGAGTTGTTCCCCCGCTGTCATGATGCACCCCCGGAGGGGCTTCGTGCTTTGGTAAGGGCAGCGGCCAGGGAGTCGATAGCGCGGCCACAGGCGGCAACGCGGGCCGGGTTGTCTTCGGCCAGAATGCCGACCGTGAGGAAGCCGGCATCGATGAAGCTGAAGACTGCCGCAGCGGCAGCGTGCAGTTCCGGTGCTGCTGCGATCAGTGCTTCGTTTCCGTCCGCCTCGGTGCAATCTCCCCACGAGAAGACCTCGCAGATGGTGACGCTGTTGGCGCCCGTTCCGGCGGCAATGGTCCGGTGCCCCACGCGGCGCCAGGGTCCAGGGGTGAATTGGCATGCGTTCATAACCGCGCCCCTTGCGATGCGTTGGCGCCTTCGTCGATCCGTTTCTGAAAGATCTTCTGCAGGTTTCTGGCGCCGCGAAGGACTCCCGTTAGGTCGGTGCCCTGCTTTCCGAGAATGCCCTGTTCGATCTCTCCGTTCGGCTTCACGATAATCCATGCGAAGGTACCAATCCGGCCGCCGCGGGCAATATCGGAGATGGTTTCGATGTCGTCGGCGAGCTGGAGGTTTCGGGCACGTAATGCAGCCGCTTCCGTGTTGTCGACCACGAGTTGCAGAAATGGGCGGGGCGCGCGTGCGTTCATGCTTGCGCCCTCCCGGCCAGGGTGAGTCGGAAGGCGAACACGGGGCCGACAACGCAACGCAGGGCGCGGTAGACGCGGAAGCGGAGGACGATGGAAGGGCTGTGAGCCGGCTTAAGCATGGTGGCCGCCCTCCACGGGGATGAAGACGGGACCATCGACGGTGACCATGATCGAGGGCCACAGCAGGCGGCGGGTGGCGAGCTTGACCGGGCGGACGCCGTAGAAGCTGGCGGTGTCGCACAGGCGCTGCCGTACCGTGTTGGGCTTGACGTGGTTCAGCGCGGCGAATTCGGCGGTGCTGAGGGTGGCCGGGGTGTCGGCCGGGGGCGGGGTGTGGGCGTGCGTGCCCGAGGCGGATTGGCGCATGGTGTTGCTCCTTGTGTGCGGTCTGAATCTCCGCGCTCCCGTTCCAATGGGGGCGGCGGAACCGTGCGGGGTTGGAACTACCGGACACAAGGAACCGGCCAGCCTCGCGGCTGCCCCACACGGCCCGCCATTGAACAGGCGTCACCATGCGACCGACGTAAAAAAACCGCTTTCGCGGCCTTGTCGGCCTTGTGATTTCCGGGGTTCCAATCCCGGCTTCCTCTGTTTCGGAAGCTGCGGCGGATGATGCGCTTCGATCCTGCGGGCGTCAAGGCCCGGAATGCATCAGTCCTGTTCGTCGGGGCAAGCGCGGGCGCGGGCCCTGGCGTGCCAGGTGAGCAATTCGGGAATGGTGAGCGCGCGCAGGTCGGCCATGGGCCAATGAAACACGGTGGCGATGTCGGCCATGGCCTCTTCAACGGCCGGCGGTAGCCTCAGCGAGTCATCGGACATGGTTCGCTGGGCGTCCTGTAGCCCGTCGATGAGCAGGTTGGCAACGCGCGCCCCGAGGGCGATCAATGCGGCGGGCGGTGCCTGCTCGGCCTCCCTGCGCCGGATTCGTGGGGTGGTGATCTTGGGGAGAACCTGGATCAAGGCGCCCATTTCGATGTCGAGCAGATCCTTGATGGAGACGCCCAGCAGATCGCCGGCCCTGGGTTGGCGGATGTGGATGTAGTGCATTGAGCTGGCGGTCAGTTGGTGTCGCCGAAGATCGACCGGCGTTGCACGGCGCGCTGGCGGTCCCGCTCATCGAGAGCTCGGTTCACGGCCTGGCCGATGTCCTGCGGCGACTGGCTGGGATGCGGCGTGATGGTGATCTGGGCGGCGTTGGTGTAGCTGAAGCTGCCTGCACCCGCGGTGCGGATCGGGGGAAGGGCGCTGACCAGCGCCGACCCAGGGGCGGCGATGACACCAGTCCCGCCCACGGGCGCGCCGGTTTGCCCGAAGGTGAATCCGAAGGCCTGCTTGAGGGTGGCGATCTTGTCCGCAATGGCCTTGACCTTCTCCGAGATCCAGTTGCTGAGGGATTCCCACCACTCAGCCAGCTTCGGGCCGATCTTGTCCCAGTTGGAGTAGATGAGCGCCGCGGCGCCGGCCAGGGTGGCGATGACGGCGCCGACGGGGTGAGCGCGGATGACGTTGAGCAGCACCAGGAAGGCATCCTTGACGAACGGGAGTACCGTCTTGCCGAGGTTGGTCAGGTCTGGGAGATACTTTCCCACCCCGAGTATCTCGAACCCCGTCTTCAGCACGGAAAGGGGGCCGCTGATCCCCCAGGCTGCAAGGGCAATCCCGCCGATCCCGCCGGCGACGGCCGTGAAGAGAGCCGCACCCGACACCAGCACCTTGGAGAGCGTCGGGTGTTCGTCGATGAAGCTGTTGAGGCCGCCGACCATCTTCCCGACCAGATCGATGATGCGTTCAACCGCGGGGGATAGGATGTCGCCGACCTTCGTCGAAAATTCGTTGATCGCTCCGCCAAGCGTATCCCATCGATTCTGCAGGGTCCCATTGGCCTCGTTCACCCGGTCGATGAGAGACGCCTGCTTGTCCATCTTCTCGAGGGCATCCTGAAAGCCCTGCATGCCGGACTTCAGGAAGAGGGCGGCCGGACGCCCCCCTTCGGTGTCGAAGAGCTTCTTGAGGATGCGTTCCTGCTGCTGGGGGTTGAACTGCTTGAGCTTCTCCAGCTCTTGAACCATCTTGCCGAAACCCGCGAACTGCCCCGCGGCGTCGAAGAAGTCGAACTTCACGCCCTTGGACGCGAGCAGGTCTTTCACGTAGCGGCCTTCGGAACCCCGCGCATCGTCCAGTTTGTTGACGTTCGCCATGGCCTTCAGCATGTGGGCGAAGTTGGTGCCGAAGGATGACCCCTCAAGGCCTACCCCGGCGGCGATGCCCTGGAGCGCGAGGTACTCCTTCATCTTCTGCAGGTCACCGACCAAGCCCTTGATGTTGATGTCGGTCCCCGAGTAGGACATGGCTTCATAGATCTGATCCGGCTTGAGGCCGAAGCCGTACTTGGCGCGTTGCATGAGGTCCGCGCCGGCCGGAAGGTCGCGATCCTGCAAGCCGTGAACCTCGCGTGCCTTGGCAATGAACTCCGCGGCGCGATCCTTCTCGAGCTTGAGCAGAACGGCAAAGTAGCTCGCGGCCTCAAGGCCGCCATCGACGATAGTCTTGAAGTTCACGCCCTGTTCGACGAGCGCCTTGCCGGCGAGCATGAAGTCCTGTCCGGTGCCGGGCAGTCGGGCGCCCAGTTCGCGGGCTTTGGCAGCGATGCGCTCGAACTCGGCCGGGACGATCTTGCCGCTCTCCATCATGGCGATCTTCAGATCAGTGGTGGCGGTCTGCAGGTCGGCGAAGTCCTTCACCGTCTTCAGCATCGGTAGGCCCACAGCGGCCGCTGTGGCGGTTGCCGCTGTGCCGGCGGTCAGCAGGTGGCCGCGCATCTCCTGGGTGGCGTCGTACCGTGTCTTGATGTCCTTCCAGCGCAGGAGCTGGCCGGTTTGCCGCTCCAGTTGCGCTCTGGCGCCCGAGATTTCCCGGGCTAGGTTGGCGTGCCGACGTGCCAGCTCATCGACGGGCACGCCGGCTTTCCGCATGTCTTCGTTGGCCTGGCGCTGGGCGTCGGTGGCCCGCTCGTGCGCCCGCTCCAGCTTCTGCACCTCGGATCGGGCCTGTCGGTAGCTGTCCGTGAGGTTCTTCGACGGGTTGTCGGCGGCGATGATCTCGGCCCGCAGTTCGCGCACCCGTTGCCTTGCCGTGTTGAGCGCTGCCCCGGTTTCGTTCAGCCTCGAGGTGACTTCCTTGAACGATTCGAGCTGCTTGCCCTGGGTTTCCAGTTCCTTGAGGCGCGCCTTCGTTTCCTTGATCGACTTCCCCAAGGCCGTGCTGCCTTTCAGGATGTCGCGCAGCGGGCCGGTGGCGCGGTTGATGGCTTCCAGTTCGATCCGAAGGCGAAGGGCGTCCATGGTGGTTCTCTCGTTTGGGCGCCGGCAGGGGTTACCTGCCGGCGGTCTGGTTTCAGTTCAGGCCGAGGGCTTCGGCCTGTTCTTGGTCTGCTTGCGGGAGCAGGAATGCGGCTACCCGGATGCCGATCTTCGCGAGATCCGACACTTCCAGCTGTTCCACTTCGTGGTCGAGCAGGGCGGGCGTGGTGATGCGGGGGGTGACCTTCAGCAGGGCCGAGGCTTCCATGTTGAACAGATCGGAGATCGAAATCCCGCGCAGCTCGCCCGCGCGCGGCTTGCGCAGGGTGACCGCCTTGATCTCGGTTTCGCCGCGTTTCACGGGTTGATCGAGGTGCACGGTGTGCAGTTCGGATGCCTGGTCGGCTTTCGTCGTCGAAGTCATTTCAGTTCCTTGGGTTGGTTGGGTTGCTTGCCGGGTTCCGGGTGCGCCCGGCGGCGCCCCTGCGGCCCCAGCGGGCCGAATCTGCGCGGCGGCTCGCGCCACCGTAAGGGCCGCCACGCCCCTCCGCGCGCGGTCGAGACCCCGCCCCGCCTGCTCGCTTCATTGATGGCGTTCTGTGCGGTTGTGCGAGGTCCTGGGAGCCTTGCGGCGGCGTAGCGGGTGTGGGCATGGTGAGCCGGTGCGAATCGTTGCGGATTTGTGCGCTGAGGCTGTGCACGCTTACGCCGCCGATTCTTCGGGGCCGGTCGGCAGGGCATGGACGCCGTCCTTCGCCTTGGCGGCGAACCGTTTTCCTTTGCGCATCGCGCGCATCTGCGGGTTCTGTTCAGACTCGGGCAGCATCGAGGGCGCATACACCTTGGTCGTTTCGGCGATGCTCTCGAAAATGCACCGGCATCGCGTGTCCCTGCACTGCATGTAGAGCTGTCGCGTGGATGGCGAGATGTCCCGGCTGTTACGGACAAGCGCCGGACCATTGCAGGCAGGGCAGCGCAGGCTCAGGGACGGTTGTTGTTCGCGCTCGATGCTCATGGCTCCGGCCCTCAGATGCCCATCAACTGCCGGTTCTTCTCGATCTCCGCCACGCGCTTCTGCATCGCTTCAACGGTGGTGCGGGACGTGCCGATGGGCGTGATGGAGAGCGCCCCGAAGTCGGCGAACCGCTTCACGATACTCTCGATGTCGTTCTCAGCCGCGGCCAGCACGGCGAGCGGGTCGATTTGCAGGCCGTCGGCATAGTTGCCATCGATCACCGCACTCGTGCGGGCCAGGTATTGCTGGGCCTTGAGCATGGTGGGGTTGCGCGTATCGCCACCAGACCGACGGCGATGCTCGGCGGTGTCGGGGTCGAAGAAGGCGCCGGCAATGGCGGCTTGCACGAACATGAACTCGATGCACTGCCGCAGCTCGCCGGCCAGCTGCTGATAGATGACTTCGAGCTCGGCGAATTCATCCAGCGCGGCGGTGCGGGCAAGATCACGGCCGCGCTGCATGGCCTCGTGGTGCTCGGCGGTGATGGCCTTCAACTCGCCTTCCAGCTCAGCCAGCACTGCCCGCAGATCCTCGGCGCTGCAGGAGAAGTCCTCTTCCGCGTCGTCGAGTTCGGACAGGTGCCCGGAAATGGCCTTCATCCGCTGCGGGTCGGGCGGTTCGCCCTTCACCAGCGCCTGCTTCATCTCGGCGAGGCGCTGCTGCTGCACGACGGCCTGGGCTTCGGCCTTGCCCTCGGCAGCGGCAAGCCGCGCGCGCACGCGGGCGATGACCTTTTCCTGTTTCGCGCACGCCTTGCCCAGCGCCTGGATGCGCTGCCCGTTCTTGTGGAGGTCCGCGTAATTGGCGTCCGCCTCGCGTTTCAGCATGGCCTGGAGCGAGGCCTTCAGATCGGTGGATCCGTAGCACATGGGCTTGATGGATTCGTTCATGACGCTTCCTTTCGGTTTCAGACGAACTGGATGTTTTCGACGAAGGCGCACTTGCCCATGTCTTCGATGACATAGGCCTCGTTCACCGACTGGTAATCCTCGATCCGGTCGCGGGCCGGGTTGTCGGCGATGCGGCGACGGCGGGTGCCGGACTGCCAGTAGATCGACAGGTTGCTGAGCGGCGTGATCAGCAGCGAGTTGGCGGGGAAGTAGGGCACGTGCACCACCGGGAGCCCCCCGGCCTTGCCCGAGCGGATGATCACGTCGGCGGCCATCATCTCGGACGGGGGCTGCACCGTCTGCACCAGGGGGAAGAGCCGGTCCGCGTTCAGATCGCGGCTCATGATGACCACGAAGCCCAGCGCTTCCAGGGCGGTGCGGTGCCAGGGGTCGATGATGTTGTTGATCAGGTCGAAGATCAGTGCATCGAGATCGACGTAGTCGCCAGTCCACCCGATCCGGACTTTCCCTGTTCCATGGATGGCCTCGCTCATGACGCGCGCCGGAGCAGCAATCCGAAGCTTCTGGATCCAGCCGATGTTCACGTCCTGAAGCAGCGGGTTGGCGGTGGGGTTGGTGGTGGCGGCAGCGCTGGTTCCATTCCAGCCGATCATGATCCGATCACGCCCAATTTTCCCAAGGAAGGCATCGCGGATGAGTTGCTGGAAGTTCGGGAACTTGGCCCACATGTCCAAATGGGCGTAGGTGATATAAGTGTCAAAGTTGGTCTGCAGGCAGAAATAGCCGGACGAGTCCATCGCGATCGGATCAATGGGCGCTCTACCCACATTGGATGGAACCCGGGACGCCAGGGGCTGGTTTGCTACCCCGACGCCGATCTTCTCGCCCTCCTGTTCGTCGACTTGCACGACGTTGACGAGGCTCAGGAAATGCGAGCTTTCTTGCGTCTTCAGTTCGATGTTCTGCGCGACGGTCGGATTAACCGTGAACGCGCGTTCGGTGCCAGAGGCGCCGTTGATTTTCTTCACCTCGGCGATGTAGGCGTCAATCTGCCGAGCGGTCTCAGGTTTCAATGCATAGGTCATTTTCAGATTTCCTTCTCTTGGAATTCAGAGGCAGTCGATTTCGGCAGTGCCGCTTTGCTCGCGGTCGTGCTGGGCGACGAAGGCGCCGTCGCCGGCCTGTTTGAGCTGCTCGCGCAGATCCTTGACGCGCTTCTCGGCGACGAAGAGTTCCACGCGCATGGCCTGCACGTCGGCGTTGGCGGGGGTGGTGGGGTCAAACATGGTCGAAGTCCTCGGGTGGGTAGTGGTCGGGGGGCGGAAACCAGTCGGTCGAAGGGGTGACCGGGCTGGCGGAGAAGAGTGAAAGGCCGGCGGCGGGCGCCGGCCAGGTGTCGGCGAAGCCATCCGGGGCGGCGCTTGGCACGCCGGCACAGGCGCCGGAGGGTTGAGGCGTACAGTTATTGACACGGGTCCAAGGCGCGGCGGCCCGGGCGGGCCTTGCTTTGTCCGTGCTGGTGGCGCGGCGAATCTCCCACTTGAATCGGCGGCTCTCGAAAGCGCGGTCCTTGGCCGTATCGAGTACGCCGTACACGCCGGCGGGGCGGGTTTCACCGTAGCGGGTGAGGGGGGCGGGCTCCGGTGCCTGCGCAATCGGGCACCAGCGTTCGCCGGGGCGGGTCTTCGCCAGTGAAACGGCCAGATCCTTGCGGGCCACGGCCGGCCCGCCCTGGCACTTCACGTAGCCTGCCCAGTCGCCCGCGTCGGCGGCCTGGCGGGCGGTCTCGATCAGGGGGGTATGCTCGGGCGCGGCTTCCATGCGGCGCAGCTCGCGCCACACGCCTACCGGGGCGCCCCCAATCTGCTGAAACTGCCGGATGCCCCACGTGGACGCCCACGCATTCACCCGCGCAGCGCCATCGATGGCATCGTCGCCAAACAGATCCTGCTGCACCTTGTAACCGTCGATGTTCTTGGCGATGTACTTCAGGATGTAGCCCGTTGCCGAATGGGTCGCGTCCATCTTGATCGGCACGAACTTCACCCGGTTCTTCACGGCGCCGGGCTCGTCCGGGTTGTGCTGGGTCAGGAAGTAGCGGGTGACGGCCTCCAGCACCGGCTTGACGGCGGCCGCCGGCATGAACAGCAGCAGATGCCAGTGGGGCGCGCCGTCCTGGTGGGGTTCGGCGATCCGGAGGCCATACAGGCGGATGCCCCGGCGCTGCAGGTAAGCGCGGGTCTTCGCCCACGCCTTGCATAGGTGCTGCTGTGCTTCCCGCGGTGTGGTGCCGTCGAAGGAAGGGTTGTCCCGCACCCGCACCGGCTTCCCCTTGCGGTATACCGCGCGCTTGGCGTGCATGGCAGAGGGGCAGGTTACGGTGATGAAGAAGGCCGTGTGCTCCAGGCCCCGGGCGATCTCCTCGAAGCCCCGGGCGCGGGCGAGTAGCTCGCCGCGGCGAATGGCGGGGTTTGCGGTGCTCTTCTCGGCCAGCTCGGCAAGTGTCGCCGCGTAGTCGTGCTGGTTGACCGCTTCCAGCCCCTCCAGATACGCCGCGTTGCGGCGCTTCTGCCGCTCCCACCGCCGCACGTTGGCGTTGGTCACGTACTTCTGTTTTTTGGCATGCACGATGCCGAAGAGCTCGATTGCGCAGGCTTCCTTGGTGCGCTGGTGCAGCCGGCCCACCTGGCGGCGCCACCACTTGCGGCAGACCATGCGGGCGACGGCGCCCTGCACCTCTTCGACGGTGCCGTCCTTCACCGCCGGCGGATCGATGAAGTTGTCGGTGCAGAAGGCGCACAGGGCCCGATAGGTTCCGATCAGGGAAACATCGTTCGAGGCGTTCGCGGCCCTCTTGGGGCTCTGACGCTCAAACGCTTGGCGTGCGAGGCGATCAGCCTTGGCCTGCACGTCGTCGTCGGTGGCCGACAGGGGCACCGGCAGGGGCAAGGTGCGCAGGCGCTCGCCGATCTCCCGAAGCCAGGTGTTGGCCGCGGTTTCACCCTTGGCGGTACGCCGGAACTCATATTCGATAGCCACTTCCGGGCGCCATTCGGAAGGGATGGGTGCCAAGCAGTAGGCGACGAACTCTTCATCCGCCCGGCGCGTGCCGGCGCGGCCGGCGGTGGGCCGCCACGGGGGCTGGGTGCGGAGGCGCGAAGGGCGGGCTCGGCGGCACGTCATTGCCCGACCTCCTCGCCTTCCGGCTCAGCGCAGAAGGTGCTCAGCCAATCCCGCATTGCCCGGGCGCGCAGCACGAGGACCGGGCGTAGCGCGTCGGGGACCTTCGGCCACGGCAGCGCCGCCACGTCCTCGGGGTGGGGCACCTGGGCAATCGTCGCCAGCATGCGCCTATCCCGCAGCGTGCCCTTGTCCCACGCCCGGCCGAAGGCAGAGGCCGGCACGTCGGCCAGTCCGGCAGCCTTCCGGGCGAGCGGAAGCCAGCGGGCGGCGATGGCGCGGAAGGGGGACACGGCGCGCGCCTCGATCAGGCGTCGAGGGTCACACGGATGGCGGGCCAGAGAAGTCGGCCGTTGGATCGTTTTTTGGGTTTCGCGCCGTAATAGCTACCCCGTGTGCATAGGTGCTGCCGCACGGTGTTGGGCTTGACGCCGTTGAGCGTAGCGAACTCAGACGTGGTGAGTTCGCGGGCAGCGCCGGGGGCTGCAGAGGTGGTGAGTTTGGAGGCGTTTTCCATGTTTGCACCCATCGAAGTGTTCGTATGTGTGCTGAAGCATGCGTGCCTCTGCCGCCGACGTGTGCTTAGCGTCGGAGAATCGCTAAGCGTCTGTCAATCGTCGCTAATCGTCGCTGTCTTGCCCCTGCGTCGTCTCCGGATTCGGGCCTCGAAGGCCTTGAAATCTGTGGTTTTCACACCAACACGTAGTTCGTTCTTTGCCTCGTCGAATACGATCTCAGGCCAGTGTTTGATGTTGGCGATGATCCACCGCCAGAGAGCCTTTGGATCATCGCCCGGCATCGCTTTCAGTGCTTCGATCAACGCATCCGCGATGAAGTCGTTTCTCGACGTTCGTTTCCTCGATTCGGCCGCGACTTCAGTGCTCCGGTATGTCGCAGTGGGGTGGGGCAGTGCGAGTACGCGCTCGATCACTGCTTGCGTCATGGCGGACCGTCGCTCATCTTTGGCCTGCGCGCTCTCGGTCGCAGCGAGCCATTCGTCTTGGTTCGCGAACAGCTCGGGCGGAGGCTGAAGGCCTAGCTCCTCGAATACGCCGCGCATGTCCTCGCATGCGACGCAGAGTTTGGCCGGAGGGCGGGCGGCGTTTGTATCGTTACACCACGTGATGACGTCAGCCTCCTGATTGCGGGGGCGGGGGATGCCCTGCGCTCGGCGCACCGGTAGCGCATTCGTCCGGATTGCGTCCTTGACGATCTGAAGGGCTTCCCGGTGAGTTCGTCTAATCTCCGCGGCGAACTCCTCATCGTCGGGCACCATCCAAAACGGGAGGTCAGCAGGGAAATCCTTTGCCGTGACTTCGGCTACGATCAATGAGATGCAGGCCAATAGGGAGATGCCGCCCCCTTTCTTCGCCAAGAAGGCGCCCCCCATTTCGTCCGGTGTCCGACTGCCTGCTTGCGTCATGTTCCACGCGAAGCGTCGCACTCGCTCCCGGTGATTGGCTTCGGCTAGGTGGCGCTGTGATCTACCCGCTTCGGCGATCTCTCGGGCTGCCTCATCCGTGAGGTGTCCTGTCCTTTCCAAGTCGGCACGCTTTTCCTGCTCTTGCCTGTCTGCATCCTTGAGAAAGTCAAAGGGGTTGCGATATCTACCAAGGGGGGCGGGTTGCGTGGCTGGCATGGTCGGGGGCTTCGCTGTGCGGTTCTGCGTATATGTGGGGGGCGGCCTGCGTTCAGCCGGCACTCTGGCGGGCCTTCAGCAGCTCGGCCAGGGCGCCGAACTCTTCTTCCATGCCCTCGTAGGCTTCTCGAAACGCCGGGTCGGTGCGGCTGGCCGCTTCCGCGTAGGCGGTGGGGTTGAAGGGAATGTGCGTTGCCTTCCTGTCCGGCTCAGGGGGATGGATATTGGCTTCCGGAGCGCGGCCTTCGGCGTGCTCGATGGCTTCCTGTAACCCGCGCTTGATGCTGTCGAAAGCGGTGCTCATGTTCGTTTAGGCAGGCACGCCGTGGTGAGGGTCACCGCGGGTCACGGAGAGCCGCAGGCCCGCGGCATTCAGTACGGCCAGCAAGGTTTTCAGCGTGGGGTTGCCCTTCGCGCTCAGGCTCTTGTAGAGACTTTCGCGGGGCAGGCCGGCACGCTCGGCAATCTTCGCCATGCCTTGCGCTTCGGCCACGTGGCGCAGGGCCCGCAGCAGGGCTTCCTGCCCGCCGGGCTCGTCGGCTTCCTCAAGGGCCACGGCCAGATATTCGTCAGCAAATGCCGGGTCTTCGCGCAGCAGCTCGACCACGGCTTCATCGTGGGGGCGGGATGCGGTGTTCATCGTTCGTTCCTCTCTTGCCAGTCCTGCCAATAGGCCAGGGCGGTTTCTATGTCCTGCTGTTGGCGGCGTTTGTCTCCGCCCACCAACAGCAGGACGATCCGGGCGCCGGCCTTGGCGTAATAGACGCGGTAGCCGGGTCCGTGGTCAATGCGCAGCTCCCACACACCGCCGGCCAGCGGCTTGCAGTCGCCGAAGTTGCCGCCGGCCATCCGCCCGACTCTCGCCAGGATGCGGGCGCGGGCCATCCTGTCGGCGAGGTCGGCGAGCCAATCCTTGAATGGGTCGCGTCCGGCGGGCGTCAGGTAATCGCGTATCTCGATCATTTGTAGATTATAGATTACAGCATGTCAATCAAGCCGGCATCGCCCGCAGCGCCGGAGTATGTTCGGTGGGCTGTGCCATGCCGGCCTGTTCGAGCATCCACGCCTCGATCTTGCTGTGCCACATGCGCAGCAGGTCGAGCGGCCGCACCCGGTAATGTTTCTCGGCGGTGGCGCTGGGCTTGTGGCCCATGATCTGCGCTACCACGCCGGCCGGGGTTTCGGTCCATTCGGCCAGGGAGCCGAAGCTGCGGCGCAGGCCGTGCAGCGTGAGGGGCTCGATCCCGGCGCGGCGGCAGGCCTGCTTGTGCTGGCTGCTCGGGTCCTGCAGCCAGCCGGTTGCAGATTGCGAGCTGCTGAACACCCAGGGGGAGGGCTTCCACGGCGCGGCGGCGGCGGCCTCTTCCTGGTGGCCCTTCTTCAGTCGGGTGGGCTGCCGGGGCGGTGTGTCGTTCCTGGCCTTCAGGTTGCGCAGCAGGGTAGCGAAGTAGGGCGTGAGGGGTATCGTCCGGTCCCCTTCAACCTTGTCGCGCAGGGTCAGGCTGTTCCACTGGAAGTCCACGTCATCCCACTTCAGGATGCACAGCTCGCCGGGGCGGGCGCCGGTTAGCAGGATCCCCTGCAGGTAGGCCACCACTACGGGGCTGTGCAGGCGCCGGACCTCCTGAAACCACGCCTCGAGCTGCTCCCGCAGCAGCGCATCTTTCCGGGCCTTCTTCTTCGGTAGCTCCTGCTGAACGGCCTTGGTCGTGCAGGCGGCGGGGTCGGCCTGGTCGCGGTATTCCGCAGTCTCGGCGCACCAGTTGAGAAACGCGCGCAGGATGCTGTAGGCGAGCCGGGCGCGGGTAGGGCGCACGGCGGCTTCTTCCTTGAGCCAGGCCTCGATGGTGGGTGCTCTCAGCTGGCTTAATGGCTGTTCCAGTAAGGGGCGCAGGATGCCGGGCTGCGTGAGACCCTTCCGGCCGCGGGGGCGGGGCTCGCCGCCGGGTTTGGCGGCGTCCTCATGGCAGGCAATGTGCGCTTCTCCCCAATGGTGGCGGCGCGCATGGATATAATGCGCCCACGCTTCGAGTGCGGGCGCCTGTGTCAGGCGGTTCCGTTCAAGCTGTGCGACGGCCTCGGCGGTCTGCTTTCGCTTCTCCTGACGGGGGTCTTTCCCCTGATCCACTACCACCTGAAGTTGTCGTGCGGCTTCCCGCGCCTGGTCGATGTCCAGGGTGTGCCAGTCGCCGATGGTGATCCGCACCGTGCGGCCGTCCTTCAGCTTGGACTGGAAGATGTAGGACTTGGAACCAGCTGTTGCGCGGATGCCCAGCCCCGGCGCGATCAGATCGCGGAGGAAGGCTTGAGACTTGTCCGGTGGGCACGTGAAGCGGCGAATCCGGTCCGTGGTGAGCTTGATGCGGGCTGCTTTCGTCGATTGCGGGTCGTGGCTGTCGCTCATCGCATCGGGGCGTTTCATGGTTGTGTACGCTCAGTGTACGCGATTTGCGCGCATACTTACGAACAACTCCGAACACTTCAAGTTTCGGCGGTTTCCTGAAAATGTATTGATTTTCAGGGTGTTGTGTGATTTTACCTGTGTTCGTAGATACAAATGAATATCTATGAATACTCTTGATAAGAGGATCATGGATCTTGTCGACCTCCC